TTTTTATGTTTTTTCTTTTTACGTTTTTTCTTTTTATTTTCTATCATAGTTTTTTCTGATTAAAACAGTTAGTTGTTTGAAATATTTGTTATCCAATATAAAAAAAGTGTCAGATGACATCGTTTTATTAAAAGTCAATTTGCCCATTTGTTTAATCCAAAAAAGATAAATAATTATATGTTAAAATTTAGAAAATACTCATTATCCCTTGCGGAATCTTTTGATGCATGGAGGGTTATTCCTAGAATAATCCTAGTGATATATTCTTTTCTTGTATTTCATCTTTATTTATGGTTCAAATCCATACCTACGTTTATACAAGAAAAATGTGATCCTACAATATTGCGAATGGTTTTGGATAAAGGAATTTCTATGGAAGAAGCTAAAATCATGGCGTGTACGATAGTAGACATGGTAGGGGGTCCGACAACTTCTCAAACTACATTCGTTACTACTATTATAGGACTGTCTGCCGGCATATTCGGCTTGTATACTGCTACCGGTCGAAAATGGGAACGCGGCTTACCAGATGATATGAGGAATGATAAAAGCCCAAACGATCATTTGATGCGTTGATTATCTACTAAATCGTTTGTTAGAAAGTAGTGGAATAAACGATTCAATATTGCCTAGTATATTTTTTAACTCGTGTTTTCCACAGAATTTGATAAATTTGAAATAATTGAATTTGCCGCGACTATTCTCGGCTTCAGAAATTTCTGTATCTATCAATTTCCGGATGTAATCAGGTTGTAATGACAAATTCATAAGAAAATTGTTTTCTTCAAATACGTCCCTAGTTTTATATTCTTTTTCCACAATATTACCTTCAGAATCGTTGATTAGCATAGTAAACGTATGCTCCATTAAATTTTCTCTCAGATAATTATCTGAATATGCTTCTTTAATTTTTGTACTGCGCAATCTTGGATATGCTGACATAATATTATCCGATGTATCGCCACGAAAACATTTTTCAAACATGTAATAATCAGGATCATCATTATAGTCTATTAAAGATCGTGGTTTTTTGGAATCAGGGTCTATTAAAATTAAATCATTTTTTCCTAACAATTGCATATAGTCTTTATCAGAAGATATCAATATGTGTTGCATATTTGTATTGTTCTGTATGTATCCTGCAATAAGATCGTCTGCTTCTAAATATTTTCGTTTTAATACCAACAAAGACGTTTCATTTTTCAATAATTCATAAAATGCGTCAACGTGTTCATCAAATATTGCAAATTTTTGCTTCTCTGATTCGGTTAAATTTTTCCTACGTTCTCCTTTATATTTTTTATCGGTAACGCACTCATCAAGATTTTCTGTATAAAATTTTCTCCATGATTTAGCATCAAATGCTACAACGATTTCATCAGCAGGATATTCTTTATAAAACCCTAGCATTGACCATAAAGCACTGTGATGGCACATACCAACCAATACGTCTAAAGTTTCTTTACTATGTGCAAAGAAAGTTCTATAAAGAATATTGTTAGCATCGATAATTAGGGAACGCTTTTTCATCAATCAAACCTTTCATTATGAATATCGGTAGCGATAATTTCTGCAACGGCTTTAAACCATTTGTATACAATAATTTCTTCACTTGATCCAGTGTAGCCATTATTTTTAAGCATTTTTACAAAAGCAGTATTCCAATCAAATTCCGTTCGTACCTGTGGAGAACCCTCTTCATACTCTTCATCAGTCGTTCCTATTACTTCTACCCAAGGATTAGAAGACTTTTTCTTATTCTCTCGTTCTGTCTTAATTTGTTGCTGAAGTTTTTCTCTAGCAGTATTTTCTTCCCATACAGAAAGAATATATTCATCTGTTCCAGAGTATCCTTTACTCTTCAGTTCTTCAATAAAGGCTTGATTGTATTCCCATCTAGTATGGGCAGGCTCTTCGGGAGGATTATGAATATCGTATTCCTCTATAGACATTTTTCTAATATGAGGCATATTGGTCATCATTAAACCATTACGTCTAGCTTCCTCTTCTTCTATTAACTTCAAATGCTCTGTATAAAAATTCAAGGCATTTTGTATTAATTCTTTATTGTCTTTTTTCTTTTTAAAATATTCTTTAATAATTTTCATAATCGTTTTTCCTTTATTTTTATCGTTCCGGGAACAAGTAAATATCAATCCCTAATACTTCTACTTTCATGATACCTCTACTTGTAATACTTATTGGGAGAATTTCATTATTGTCTTTCTTCATATAATTCATTACAATCGTCTTGAATGTTTTTGACTTATACGTCTTACTGAATGATCTTGTAGCATTATCCGATACTACACTATAACCGCCCTCAATCTCATGTGTAAAAATATCACCTTCTTTATCTGATACTCCTACTACCATCTTATCATCTTCAATATAAAAATTGACAATTTCAGATGACATTGTTCCAATACCTTTATTAATCCGTGTAATATCATCGTCATTCAAATGTAATTCGTACACTACTTCATCTTTAATTCTCTTAGGAGCCTTAATTCTGGAAGGATCTTGACATCTAAACCCGGCAGATGTTCTCCCATGCTTTATATGCACGTTAGAAGCCATCAGTTGATCGTTACGCTCTTCCACCGTAACTTCTACAGTAGGATCAGTAAACATAGCTAGACGTGTCTTAAACAGCGATACACGGCCTATCCCGATAGCATCGAAAGGGAAATCTAGTCCATCTGTATTGAAAATGATATTTGTAGACGTTTCGGAGTTTTCTCCACGCAATGAAATATTATCCATTACAATAGATTCGATTCCTAATGCTGCCCCAATTTCAATTCCATTTTGTATTACATTAATTATTTTTTTATCTAATTTTTTCATTTTTATCTCAATATTCGACTAAATCATCATACAGCAAAGTCTTCCGAGATGGAATCCTTTCACCAATTGCTTTCAATATTCCTTCCAACGGTTTATCAATCAATCTTATTCCTTGTGCATCACCATCTATAAGAGGAACAAAATGTGTTTCAAACCAACTTGGAAATTTTTTCAAATCTGTAGGGATCGCAATACATTTAAATCTTCCAAAAGTTCTCTTTAAGTAAAACAACTTCAAGCGTGAGCCTGAAACAATTTTAGGAGATTCTAGATCACCGTATTTCTCCAGACATTCATTGTAAAAAATAGAAGCAGCTACGTGACCGGGAAGTCTGCAAGACGGATTACTTTTCCATTCTTCATAGTATGCTTCGAATCCTTTTACACCTTTTGGCAATCCTATTTCCATAGGATTATCTGCACGTAATACAGATTCTTTATATTCTACAATTTCTTCTTGTATAGTTCTCCAATTATCATTCTTAAGTAATCGTTCAACGAATTTAGTTAATTTATTTCCAACCACTTTAGGTATTTTAGTTGTTTTAATCTGCAACCCCATTACTTTCATTTTATCGCAATCATTACCATCGAAGTAATCGAGGTGCATAATATAATATTTCTTAACATTAAGAAATATACATTTAGATGACACTAGATCTAATCCAGCTTGGATCACATTATTGTCAGAATTAAACGTTTCTTTGCAAAATAGTGGAAAAGATTTATTGACTCGTTTTTCAACAGCACGTCCCACTTTTTTAGCATCTTCCAGATTATCTGTATATGTAAGGAAAAAATTTGAATCCGTGTCGGAATGTATAGTACATTCACTGGACGGAAAAAATTCTTCTGCTCCATCTACGATACGAACTTCTGGAGGACTATATTTGCCATCCATTAGTTCTGCCACTTTACCTATCATATGAAACAAAATTTCTCTACCGGATTTAGTAGTACTTTCAGCAAGTCTTAAATCAAAAAACTTGAAGAATTTATTTCCAAGTGCTCCGTATGCCGAATTTAAAAGAATCTTATATACATATTGAAGACGATCATAATATCCATATTGGATTTGATGTTCAATATACGAGTCGGAATCATGACAATCAATTTCATCCATATTCTTTTTGGCTTCTTTTTTCTTAGCTTGATATTCTTTTCTTAATGAATACCATTGTTTTAATATAGTTGGAATAATGCCAGTTTTAGTGGAATCAAATACTGTTCCATTGGCACTTATGGTATATTTGTTATCTAATAACCATTGTTTCCATTCTTTAGCATTTTTTGAACTAACATTACCAATTTCATCTTTAAAGAACACTTCTTCTTCATTTTGGTTTCGTATGTGATTAAATGCAACATGATTATCAAAAAATTGTCCTACAATTGTCTCAGGACTGGCATTTAAAGTTCTAATTGTAGATGGATACAGAGAGTTAATATCTACAGCAGCTACGCGTTCATGCATACCCGCTCTAGGATTCAACACTACTGCACCAGTAAATTTTTCGTCACTAAATTCGATATTATATTCTTTATCGGGAACTTTGACATCATGTTCGTAATGACAAAAGTTGATGATCGCATCTTCTACAGTTTTAAGAGTTCCTAAAACATTTTTAAGATGTGTAGTAGACCCTTTAGCCATTTGAATAGCTAAACGAACGTATCCAAGTTTATTTTCAAATCCTTCAAGAATTTCAGAGTCACGAATACCATACCGTACAAAATGCTCAAAATCTTCTCTATACAATGTATACAACGATCCTTCATATTCTAATTTCGATAATTCTGGCAGTATTTCTTCAGAAATAGCTTCCAATGAATAAGAAGGGCGCATTTCTTGTTCAAATTTCTGAAAGAGTTTCATATAATCAGGATGTTCTCTACCAAACACTTCTAGTGCTTTATCAACTGAACCAAATTTTCCTGTTACTTCTTTATAATATGGTTCTCTTGCTCCGGGAAATCCTAGCATAGTTTTGCCTACAGAACCGAATAATCTAATAGACCTTTCATAGACATAACTGGTGTCATATGAAATACTATTCCATCCAACAAGATAGTCAGTGTTTTCTATCAATTTAAAAAACTCTTTAAGAAGCTCTTTTTCAGAATTAAAGAACCTAATATCTGCCAATTGTTTAGTAGATTCACTTAAATCATTTATAGTCCATTTAGGACCGGGTTCCCATTTGCTTAGATGGGGGGACAATAGAAGCATATAAGATTTCTTTGACCAATAATGAAACAATGAAATAGCATTAATTGGAGCATATGGGTTTTCTCCATCTGCCATTCCTTGCTTTCTATCATAATCCACTTCAATGTCATAGAAAGAAATATGAGCTTCTACTTCATCTTCTTTATTATAGTAAAATTCTGAAAGGATTTTTTGATCTGCACTTATGTCAGCTTCATAAGTTTTTTCACCACGGAATTTATAATAATCGCGCTTTTCTTTGAATTGTTGATAATTGTCAAAATCAAATCTAGTTAATTTATTTCCGTAGATATCGGTGTATTTCCCAAATTCGTCTTTAATGTAAAAATACCACGGAGCAGGGTATGTTTTAAGTACCCTGCCCTTCTTGGTTCTTTCCCATACCATTACTTCGGTATAATCTTTGGATATTTGTGCCGAAATATAACTCATTCTTCGGTATCTGACTCTTCATCCGCAGACCCACTATTACCATTAAATAATACTTCAAAAATAGTAGTAAAACCATCAGCTTCTGCAGCAACATCAGAATAATTATTCTTATGCAATGTGCGAGCAAGCTTATTGCTTATTTTTTTGGAAATATCAAATTCTTCATTAAGAGAAGCGGCTACATCATTTATGTATTGACGCTTATCCTCAATAAATTGAAGTGCTCCAGCCATTTCATGGAGTGCATCTTTAATTTTTGCACGATCTGTAGGGTTTGAGGGTAGTACATATGATTCTTCATTATTATCACTCATTATAGTTCTCCGTTTGGTTGGACTATAATTTACTACATTTTGCGACGTTTGTCAACTACTCACAATTCTCGGAACCAAAGAGTATAATCACCTTGGAAATCTGATGGATTATAATTAAATAATTGCTCGCATGTTATATGAGTTCGTATTTGACATACGTCTCCAACTTTAGATGGAATTGTACGATTGACAAAGTATTGATTTGAGGGGAATATTATTGCTGTGCCTCGTTCTGGTGAAAATTTGAATTTATGATTTATCATTTCAAGTTGCCCACCATAACATTCGTAGTCCGGGTCAATATCTTTGGATATACAATAATCTTTTAAAAATATAATTACAGAAAAGTCATTACGATTTACTATAGACCATTTCCCATTATTGTATATTGAATTTTCGCAACGCAATCCTTCATCTACACAGTTTTCGGGATACCATTCAAAATAGACTTCATCTACATGTTTTATATCAATATCATAATATTCTTGAATATCATCAAAACAGTCTTCCAAATGGTTCCATATTCTACGGCTATACAAAGGAGACGGAACTATGGATTTGATCGGTTTTCCATTTTCATTTACATTATTAAAGTTCCAATCGTATATTTGCAATATTTCTTCACATTCTAAAGGGGATAAAAAATCTTTAATAATTAAAAAAGGAGATTTTATTGTCATAATTTAATTTGATTGCCGATAGATTTATCTTTGGTAAGAATGAATTCTTTATTTGTTATTAAATTTCCATTTACAATAACGTTCATTTTTGCCAAAGGATTCCCGTCAATATCTTCACAAATAGTCATAAACAATTCTTTTCCGAATACTGACACTTTTGAAGCCGAACAAGTATTAGGCATATGGTCATAATCTTCAACTAATAAATATGATTCGTTTGAAACGACAAATTCTTGTTCAGGGTTATCCGAAAGCCCGCTAAAAGTTACATTTACTTTATCGGTAGTATTATTTGCGCTACAATCCCCATCACATTTTACAGGATTGTCAATTTCTTCTTCAATTTCAAAATTTAATTTTGAAAAATCTTTTCCGAATAGATATTCAATCAATTGGTCAAAATTATTAAATTTCATTTTCAAAATCCTGTTGATTTGATTGATCTGATTGATTGTTTTGTTGTTTTTGTTTATTTTGTTCTTCGCGTTCTTTTTGTTTTAATTGTTTTTCATGTCTATCCGCGTTTATAGCTTGTCGATAACGTGACATCCATTCTCGCATAGCTTCTGCTTTTTGTTTAGCTTTATATTGTCGAGTTTCTGGGGAATCGTCTGGCTCGGATTGATAACGTAAAGCAATTTGTTGGCGCTGACGCATTACCATTCCGGGTTTCATTCCTTCATCTGCTTCTGATACGGCAGACATAGTTTGTGAAAATTTACGTTTTGCCATATCTGCCAAAGTTTTGGCTTCTTTTTCACGTTTCTTTTCATTTTCTATTTCAATTTCATATTTAAGACGTTCTTCTTGATCTTTAAGAGCAGATTGAGTGGCCTGAGCCGTGTATCTAGCTTGCTCCGCTCTGGCTTTTTCGGCATCTGCTTTAGCTTTTTCTATTTCAGATTCTGCTTGCGCTTTGAGCATATCTATAACTTTATTTAAAATAGAGCTTTCGGAATCTGGCCCATCGTCTGGAAATTCTGTAGAAATATCAAATTCATCGTCTTCAATACTCTCCAATCCATCAATATTATCTTCAGGTTCTTTATAATCTCGTAAATCCATTGGCGAATTTGGATCATCAATTCCCGCATCCGTTTCATCAGAAAATTCAGCAGGAAATACTTCATCAGATGAAACATCCGCACTAGGCGTAGCATCTTTAACGTTATATACTACATCTTTTGGAATTTCTGGAAATTCCACGTCAATTATATTGAATTTTCCTTTTAATTTAAAAAGTAATTCAGCCATAGAAACGCTTTTTTCATTTTCAGGGCTTGGAAAATTTGAGGCTGTTTTTTTAATATCTGCAAGATATTCTGCAACTTCTTGTTCAAAAGCATCTGCTTGAGAACGATCTACTGTTACTTTCATTAAGTTACCTTGGTCGTCTTCTACTCCAAAAGTAGTTCCAGTAGATTGATTTTTTTCTAACCCTTTTCTTTCCATACCCGAAAGTCTAGAAAATACGCTCTCTATATCAAAATTTTCATTAATAGCAATAGTATATGGCTTAAATTTATTTTTAATTTTTTTCTGCCAAGAATCTATAAAAGATTTTAGCGAATAATTAGAATTCTTATCTTTAGATGTTCCACTCATATCTACTGCGATTGATCCCGCTGACGTAGATCCTGCTGATGCAGTTTCTTTGAGATTATCAATTTTCACTTGCTTTCCTTATTTATTTTTAATATTTATGACAATTATCTACAGCAACTACCATTATTTAAATTTTGTAATAGAATCTTCGGTAATGATATTAAATTTAATTCCTTTCATATCACAATATTTTTTTGCTGCATCCCATTTAGATTGATTAACCAAATATGTCATATTTTCGACAAAATTTGTAGCATAATTTTTAGATTTAGAAGGCTTAGTTTGTTTCTTTGGTTTTATTTCTATCAATTCCTTGTGCAATATTCCATCTTTATCTACATATTCAACATACAAATCTGGATAGTAATTTGCCATTTTAGCAGATGGTACACCATTATTCAATATGGGTTTCATATATGGAATAGCGATTTCTTCTGAAGACCATGCTATTACGCGAATATTATTATCACAAAACGTATATACATCTAATTCCCAAGATGATCTACATCTTATATTATCTGGATCACCAAGATATTTGTGAGGATTTCTAGCTGTAAATTTAGAAGATCCATTATTAAAATTTTTAGACGATTTCATCCTTCGGATACCGTTACACCTTCAATAGTAAATACAATAGTTATAGATGATGCATCACTTGATGACATATCAAGTTCATCTAATTCAATTGACTCTATTTTGGGATTTATACAATGATACGTAGTCACTTTATTTGAGTCTTGGTCTTGTAGATAGTGATGATGAACTTTCATCCATTTAATTGGTCCATCTTCTGATCCTGATGCTAATGGTCCAATTGTAGTATTGCCTATCCCGTTAGCTTGTACTTCGTCATTCGTTGTAGTTACCGTACTATCGCCAACACCATCAGTTAATGGACTTACCGTTCGCATATAATTCCATAATAAATCGCTTGCCGTATTGAGGGAATCTTCATAAAATGTCAACCGTATCGTTCCGAAATTTATTCTAGTGCCTACCTTAGTCCTATATCCATAATAATTGACATCTTCTTGATTGACGCTGATGTTTGGTCGCCCTGCACTTTTTAAGTCATATTCAATGACCAATAAATCTTTATTCCCTCTGCTCGCTGACATACTTCTAAATCCAAATTCAGCGGTAAATAAAAATTTCAATTTTGGAGCATGAACATCTCCTATCATATGGGGGATTCTAGGCGCACCTCTTCCTCCACTGGATAACAAATAAGAAGTAAGTGTTGACATTATACTAATTCCAAATATAATTTTACTATTTTTTTGCTTTCTTTAATAAAATAATTTTTATATGATGTCAAATTAAATGTTCCATCTTTAACATGTTTACCAATTTTTAAGCAAATATCAATATATTCTTTCGTTATATTACTAGGCAACGATTCGATGTATTGCACCATTCCCAAATTTGACAAAACCAGTACAAGCAATTCGGTATCCGAAGAATTTTTAAAATCGTACACATTACCAGTATATACAACTCTATCAAATAAAAATAAATCTTGATAAGATACTCCCGAGCATAATATAGAAATAAGTTCTAAACTTTTTAAACCTGAAGAGATTCTTCCATTTCCATAATCTTTTAAGATATCACTATGAGTATAATCAGTATTTTTGCCAATTCTTTCTGCTAAAATAAATGTTTGTACATTTTCAGTATTTTTGTCAAAAGTTAAACTTTCTATATGTTCTTTATAGAGTTTTTTCATTTCTTCTTCAAATTTTCCATTAGAGGAAAATATAGTAATATTATTAGTATAACGAGCCATAGTATATTTAATTATTAATTGTATTTATAAAAGCAAAAAGGCGGAAATTCCGCCTTTTTGTAAACTACGTGCCATAAGAAATTTACGGAGCGATGCCGTAAGGTTCAACAACCGCACTGTAATCTTGACCCATAAGTTCTTGTCTGGCATGATCAAAACGAATTGTCGCAGTAGCTTTTACAGATTCGCTTGCACCGTAATCTAAATTGCCCCAATCTACGTTTTGAAACCAACACCCTTCAAGATACCATTTTTCATATTCTGTACTGCCACCATCCAATTGAATGATATTGGTAGTAAACTTATATCGACCACCAGCACGGTTAGCAGGCATTAATGTAGCAGATTGCATTGAAATCAATCTCTGTTGATGCTCAAGCTGTTGCTGAATAGCATTCATGACTTTGGTACCAACATCAGTTTCAAATACTATATTGACAGGTTCAAAAGTATGCTTACCAGCAATATAAGCTCGTGAATTGTATCTATCCAACACTACTTCGTCAAATTGTAACTTAGGACGATCAGCAGTAATAACCTGCATAGTAAGATACTCGGTATCTTGTAATCCCATAAATTCTACGCGAAACCTATTTGAAAGGAATGGTTGTAAAATTTCTTTTCCGGTGCCATATACACCCATATCTGCTAAAACGGCCATCTATTTCTCCAAAAATATATTCTTTTGAATATTTATATTTTGTGAATATATTTTTTAGAGAATTTGTTTTTATTCAGTAATAATTGCTATAACATCCTCATATTTCAAGAAATAAACTCCTTTGTCCAATTTATATCCAGTGTTCGTTTGGTATAATAATTTCATTCCAACTTTTATATCTCCACAATCTTCTCCAGCGGAAAGAACTGTAGCTATTTCTGTACTGGCTACATCTTTGGTATTAGTAACTAACAATCCACTTTCTAGTTGTTCAACTGTATCTTTTTCAGGAACTGATAGTATTAGTGTTCCCGGCAATGCGTTATAATTCATACGTCTCTCCAAATAATTTTCTATAAAAGATTCAAATACAATTTTCATCAAATCTACGCTAGGATATTTACCAAAATTAAAAACGGGTATATCCAATTTTTTCGCTATATTGATGGCTGTAGCTGTTCCGCCTTTGATTTCTCCATTAATTGTCCAACATAAAACAAATTCGACAGGATCATCTAGATTATCACCCAATACTTGTTTTACGTTTCTGGCCTGTAATTTCTTTGCACCATTTGATAACTTATTCCAAGCTGGATGAATCTTTTCTACAATAGAAAAACATTTATCATCAGGAAGCAATACTGAATAGTGGTTGTTAAACTCTTTCCATGGTAGAAAGATTTCTTTATTTTTAATATTTTTTACGCCACGTTCAAATGCTGAATCAGCGCCATCTGCTGCACCAGAACGTAAAATAAAGCCATGATCTTCCAAAATAGAAGCTATTTCAGCGAAATATTCACATACCTCTTGAGGTGTTTGTCGGCTGCCTATTCCACTATAACTAAGTCGTTTCATTAAAATTCCATTTAAATCAAACCAAGTTTATCACAAAATCATAAATAAGTCAATATAGATTTGGAAATTATAATGAAATTACTCAAAGAATTGTTAGAGATGCATGAAGATAATACACGTATCCATGGTTTCGATATCATTGAAGAAAAGATGAAAGAGATGAAATCAATTTTAAGTACCCTAATATCAGAAGGATTTGTTGACGAGCATCGAGGTGATTTAGAGAAAGAATTTGATGAACTAGAGAAGAAATATATAGCTGCACGTAGAGCATTAGGCACTATAAATCGTGGCGCTAAGAATCTTTCACCTAATGAAGCTAAAGTACATCGTAGTAAAATAATGCAGTATCTCAATAATTTCAGAAACAGACTACAGAATGTAATGCTAGAACTCAATATGACCGACAGAGAAATTGAGTATCATATGAATAGAATGGATGACGATAGACGCTTTGGCAGACCTTCAGAAGTATTCAACAAACCTGTTCAACCAGCATTACGTAGAGAAAGAAGTAGATCACAAGGTCTTTTAGATAATAATAACCAACGTAGAGTAGCATAAAAAATGGGCCTTTCGGCCCATTTTTATAGTTTATTTAAATTAAATATATAATTCTTTCTGATAGATTTTACATCAAAGTTTTCAGCATGCATTATCTTTCCTAGATGGTTGTAAGGCATTTGGATGTATTCATTAGTGTTAGGGTTATGATAGATTACTCTAATGGTATAATCCGTATCAAACCTTGTTGACATATGCGAATAATCTGTATACGACATAAAATACAAAATTACAGAAAAAAATGTGACTACTACCATGGCAGCAACTTTTAGTTTATTCCTTCGATTTGGAGTATTATTTGCAGTAGTATGAATAATGATAAGCATAATAACAGCACACATAACAATCATAAAGAAATAAGGCATGATCATAGAATCCATTGTGAATCCTCTGGTGTTCTTTAGGTTGTTATATACCAAATCTTTCTTTTCGGCGCTATTAGTAATGCATGGCACCTGTGATCTATGTTGTAAAAATGCGTATTCCTTTTGTTCCATCATTACGGTATTGTAGTTTTTGTCAAAAATATACGTGCAACTATTTACTCGGTTTGGTTTTAGTACAAATAATGGAGAATCCAGATCGTATCCTTCTTCTTGTAAAGAAATATAATTATCATACCCATCGCTATAGGTACGATAAATAATTGGTCCCACAATAAACATAATAATTGAAATAATGATAGCACAATAGATCAGATAAATCGAAAACATTTGGTTGACTATTGGCATCTGAAGAATAGATTGAATTGAAATGTTGTTCATAATTTTCTCGTCGGTGAGTGGACGAACATATCATTACATATGCTAGCTAAACTGTCAATACTCTTTTGCAGTTTTGAACCACTTCCCGTTCAGCTTAAAGTTAGAATTATAAATCTTATCTATCTTTTCAGATTTGTTTGCACATTTAGAACATATATTTTCTGTTGTTCCATGTGAAACAATTCGTTCATCAATATTATTACATTTAGGGCATTTAAAATCAAAAATTGGCATAATACATTCTCGCTTTTTCTTCGGAAATTATTTAGTGACGATAAATAAAATGTAACTAGGATAAAGAAATGAAAATACGAAATTTATTGGAAGCCGCGTTTGAAACGAATAATGTTATTTCTCCAAATGAAATGAATACGTTAGAACGTAGAACATATGAAAGAATCAAAAATGGTAAAGTAAACATTGATACTGCCGATGATCGTGAGATAGAAATAATTTTGGATTTAATTGATTTAGGCGTATTAGATCAGGATGGAAATATCGTTCAAGATGGTAACGATATGGTATCCGATTTTGAACGTGAGCTACCAGATGATAATACTGAGTTGGAGTTTAATGACTCCGAATTTGATTTAGATGATGATTCATCAGAAAATTCGGATATTGATTTTACTTTGTTTAGAAACAATTAAAGCAGGAACTACAAACTACCGAGAATTACTCGGTAGTTCGCTTTTCCAGCATTAATGAAAAATACTTGAAACAAATTTAGTTATTTCTTTCTTGAAATATTTTTGAGCGTCATCATCATGTTGCATAGCTTCGGCTAAAGATAAAATTTTTCCTTTTTTATAAAGGTCAACATGTTCATAGATAGTATTGGGTACTGCACCATATGCTGAAGGGTTAACTACCAGATCTATAGTAACCAACTTAAATCCTGATACTATTCCGGATTCGTTAACTTGTCCTGTCCCGCGAGAAGATACCCCGTATTTTGCGCCAGATTTAGCAATTTCTTTAGCTATTAATCCCATATGAGTATCTAACAGTTTAGCTTTTCCTATTACATTATTTCCATCCATATACATTTCTAATATGACATGTGAAATTCTGTCCATGGCTATACTTAATCTATCTTCCGGATGATCTAATTCCCCAAACAATCCGCCATTTAATTTTATGTATTCATTCATTGCGGTTACAGCGGTAGTCATTTCACCCAACGGATATACACGATTATTTCTATTTTTTTGTTCAGCTTGCATAAAAATACCTTGTAAATAGGTATCTTTTTTATCTTTAAATGTTTCAGTGATTAAATTCGCTTCTGAAGCATTTAAACTTTCTATTAGGAGTTGATCTTTCATTATCAAACACCTTTTACGAAAGTTTTTCGAATATAGCTGGCTAATTCAGACACATCATTATTTGGAATGACAATAGGATCGCCATCAATTCCAACAAACTGCATAGTATTTTTTTCGCCAGTTTCGTCTTCATCAACAAATTCTACATTTCCGACCCGCTTACCATTTACAAAAATGGACGTTCCTTTATAAGCAATTCCGTCTCCGAGATCGATATTTTCTTTCAACTCAGATAAGAAAGATTCCATAACCGCATTTTTCGGATTAACCAAAGTATTCATTCGTATTTCAGAATAAGATGAAAACAATGATTTTGCTGAATCATCATCGTTATTTATTACTGCATCAATAAATTTGCCTAATATGTCTTTTACACTCATTTTATTTTTCCTTTATTCTCCACCACTACCGCCATCTGAATCAAAAGAATCACTATTTCCTCCAACTACTCCATAAACACTCTTCTTCATCTTTTCCTTTTTATATTTTGGAACATAAGGCTCAAAAAAGTTTTTAAGAGTTGGTATATTTTCTATAGCAGAATCTATTTCAAATTTTAGTAAGTTTTGTATTTTCATTATCTTATTTATGTTGGAATAGTATTTTCTTCATTTTCATCTTCAGTACCTAAATCAGATTCTTCTTCAGTGTCTAATTCGGTATCCAAAGCTTCCATATCTTCTATTTCTTCCATATCATCAAATGATGCAGTGGGTTCGTTAGAACCACCAGAGAACGTTCCTAAGCCGCCTTCAAAACCACCTCTTTCAGCGTCTGACGGACTATACAGTTTTGGTAAATCTCTATAGTCGCCATCTGGGTTAAGTCCTTTTTCTTCTCTCAACATTCTTTCATTCATTATCATTTGTTCTTCAGTCAATTGGAGATAATGACGCATTGCAAAACGTTTGGATAAGGTTTCGATTCCATCAGCAGTTGAATAAGTATTCAACAGTTCTGCATCCATTTGTTGCTTTCTAGAAGTGTCATAGTTACTTGGTGAAGGAAGCACAACTTTAAAAATACTTTCATCTACAAGAATATTAGATTCTTTTAAGAAACGTTTAAATTCTATATCAAAAGTGCGCTCTAAATGTGATTGAATACGTTCGATGTATAGAGAGAATTTGATCTCTTGTAGATACGCAATACCTACTTTTCCATCATTAAACGTACCACCTTCACTATTCGGATCAACATAAGATTGAGGAATACGCATTCCTCTCCAAATTTTCTTGAAGAAGTAATCCAAATCTTGAAGTTCACCTAATGACATACCGGCAGGCAAGGTTTCTACTCTTGATCCTTGTCCATCCTTGTATTGGGCGAAATAAAAATCTTCGTTCATGGATTGAGGATCATAAATTGATTCTACTTGACCTTTACCACCACCCGGCGTAGGTATTTTCTTTTGTTTATGCTCATTTTTAATCTGTTCTAAGTGTTGGGCCACTTTAGCAGGGTGAACATGTGCAACGTCAATATAAAACACTCTACGTTCTGGAGAGCGTTGTACACGGTAAATTATAATTGCATCTTCCAGCAATTGTTTCTGCTTAAAAGTCCTGAACACGTCAGCCAATATTGATCGACCAAATGGAGCTTCATCGCTCATATCATCATTCAATGTGAAACGTATAACATCGTCTGCTTTATACCGTTCCACATTAGAGTCGCCCATTTGCCCCCCAACGTTGAAATATAATTGACCCATGTTAGGAGCCATTTGAGCCGTATCAAAATCGCTACGTATAAACCATGCGGCAATTTCACTTATATCGTTTTTCGGAACAGCAACAGAGATTACGTTTTTTGGATGAACGTATATAAATCTAGAGTTTTTCTTTTCTGGTCTAAGAAAGAAACAATCGCCATATTTTATAGTTTTTCTAGCAATAGGAAATATTCTATTTTTCCAGTCATGTATGTTACACCAAGTTTTGAGGGCGGCATTCAACGTGGCGACCACTTTAGATCGTACTTTGACCCCACCGTTTAATTCCAATTTTATGTTTAATGGTATTTCCGATTTAGAATTATTACCGGCCATTTCTTCTGCGATTATATCCAATGCTCGGGCAATGTCTATATCGGCATCCATTATATCATATTCTTTATAACGCAATGTTCTTTGAGCAGAACCATTGACAAGTCTATGATACCAAGTGTAGTTTCCGTATAGGTTTCCTTGGCCCGAATAATCGATATTATCGCTTAAATCGACTTCTGCACTTCGTGGATCAATGATTTTGAATACTTTTGTAATTGCCATAGTTTAATATATCAGTTCACTTTTTATTTAGATGATGAATATTTTATTGCGAATTATCTACCTAAAATATTGTCTATACGGTTAAAAGTATTACTTAACGGTGCCATTGAATTTGAAAAAGATTCACGTATCTGATCAGCACGTCCTTCTATTTCCATTTTAGTTTTGGATTCGTATTGACTCATTAGTCTATTTTCTTTAGCTACTTCCGAACGATTTTCGGTATTACTTAGTACTGCTTCTTTGGTTTTTAGTGTGTTTTCTACTACTTGCAACATAGCAGGTGTTAGCTGATCTGTGACGCTAATATAATTTCCGTTTTCATCTTTTATTTTACCTGTAGTGATAGCATTAACAGTATTTTTTATTGAATCCATTGTCGCTCCCCAAACCGAAGAATGCATTTGAGGGGACGAATTGCTTATAGCATTTTGAGAATTAGGAAACAGTCCAACTTCAGATAATGCAGCCATCAGTCTAGGATCATTTTCAAAGCCTTTTCTTACTTCAAGGTGCATATGCGTTTTGTGGCCTTGACCACCAATCTTGGTACGTCCTAGAGAATATTGGTTATCGTCCCAAATCATCGCAAGCATACCTTCTTCAACCATAGGCATAAGTTTTGTTTTCAATGCTTCAAACACTGCTCGTTCTTCTGGACTAGTTCCGGCTTTTCCGAAGTTTAAATCAAATGCTCTAGAGTCGGCATGTCCTCGACCTTTATGAACTTCCGGAGTTACTCCACCAAAATCTTTATGTTCGCTGACTCGTATCCCTAATTTTTGTAACCCTAAACCTAACCCTTGAATTACATCATTCCTATTTCCAGTTGTTACACTGTTTTCTTGTATTTGGTCGTTACGATTTTGAGTCGTTGGGGAACTACCAAGTACTGGAACACTAGTTCCTACCACATGATTACGTATTTCTTTAGACATAGTTACAGGTTCGCCAGCGCGCACCCACCTACTGACTGCATCTTTATCATTGGGATCTATACCAGCAGCTTTTGCACGTTTAAATATATCTGCAAGATCTTCGGTTCTCTTGGCATTTGCAGCCAAACGGGCTTGTTCTTTCTCTTCCGCAATTTCACCCAAAACTCTATCTCTAACTGAATTTCCAGCAGCATTTGTCAAATACAGTGTTCCTGCGGCACCACCAGCAGCACCAACAGCACCAATTGAAGTTATAGCACCAGCACTCAATCCCACTCCGACACCTACTCCCGGCGTTGGGACACGAGGTACTGTTGGAGCACGGGGCACTGAGGGGGTTCTCCCTCCGGGCTTAAACTTTTCTAATAACTTTCCACCATACTTATTCCACAAATATGAGCCTGCAAGCCCGCCACCCAATGCAACTACCACGCCTAACACCGTTTTATCTAAAGTATTGACAGCACGATCAAACTTAGTAACGGCTTGATCAAACACCCCATATGAATCTGCCATTTTTGTAGTAATATCTCTAAATTCGTCATTAGTAAGCTTATTATTTTCGGCAGCAGTAATGGTATCTCGTATGGTTTGACTTGTTACATATTCTTTCAACAATTCTTCTAAAGAAGTTAATGATGACCCATGGTTTTGTAACTGTTCGTATATTATTTGATTACCAAGTCCGCCCATATTCCCTTCATACGCTTTTAAGCTACTAGCTTTTGTGCTTTCGCCCATAGTGTCCTTAAATTCAGCTAGGGCTTTTATGTATTTTGCACTAAGATCTTTATCTCCCATAATCTGATCAAACCCCGGACCAGCCCCTCTTAATAATAGGTCCATATCATCTTGAGAAACGTTTTTTCCGGAGGCTTTTGCTATACTCTGGTATTGTTGTAATTGTATTTTGTTTATTATACCTGATGTAAGATTTTTAATCACTCCAGCGTGACGCATATTGAGAGCATTTTGTTCTTGGTTTTTCAAAAATCCTGCACTTATACCAGTTTGTTTTGCCGTAATTCTGGTAGATACTAAAATATTTTCAAGTATACTTGCTTGCTCTTCATCACTTTTACCAAGCATAGAAAACATGAGAAATTGGTTGTCTTGTGCATCTTGTTTTAGCTGAGCTAGTGCTTCACCGGTTGACAAACCATAGGTCTGAGCTATACGGTCTGACATATCCATTATAGAGTTAGATGTTTCTGTAGTGGGTCGAATACCCGTTCCCATCAGTATACTGTTTATTTCTCCAGACGCTTTAAAAGCTTCTTCCTTGTTCCATCCACGCTGTTCCAACTGACCCAAAATGGAGTCAAAATGGGCCATCAGTTCGTCCCTACTTCCTAATAATGCAGCAGTATCAACATTTTTTTGTTTATATTCATACACAGTAGAATCTGCCACACCATATATGTTAGCAGCATTACTGACTAGACTACTATCAGCTTGTTGATATTGTAGTCGAGAATACAACGAATCTCGGTATTTTCCGTAAACGTTTTTCGTACCTGCTATAAGACCAGCTACCATTTTTTCTCTGGCGTTTATTTCTTGAGTATGTAACCTTTTTACATTATTAATATGGTTTCCGGTTTCATTAAGTATTTGATTATTAGCACGTAATACTGAATTTAATTTTTTAGAATTTTCGACTATAAGTTCGCCGTTTCCCTTAAGTCTAAGAGTAGTTTTATCTACATTTATTCCGAATTCTTTTAGCTCATCTGCTGTAGAATTCAGTTTTTCTTGCAATTCTTCAACACTTTTTGTGGTTTTAGTATCACTTTTTATTTCATTTTTTAAATCGTTTGCAATTTTATTATATTGTTTAAGTTTATCAAACAATTTTTGCTGTTGATCAAAATTTTTAGAATTATTTTTAATAAAGTCACCGAATGACTTAATAATTTTTTTCGCGTTTCCTTTGTTAGCATCCGCAAGATCATCCAAAGACTCGACGTACTCTTCCTGAGCTTTCTTTAATCCGGCACCCGGCACCCACATTGCTTTATCGTCTAATGCCTTTTTCCAACGTAACGCAACACTATCAAAATTTTTTGACAGGTCTTTTAGAGAAGATATCATATCATTTGTAGCTTTCGTCGGATCTTTCTTATTAGATCTCGTTTTACGTGACGAATCATGAGCGAAATCTGACCCTTCATCTTTGCGTGCTGTATATGATGAGTTTTTATTAATTGCTCTTACTATTTCGTCAGCAATCATTCTGGCATCTTGTGGAGTCATCTTAAATTTTCAATTATTTGATTATTTATCCTATTGCAATTTTTATATTTTTATGGTATAATTCATTAAAATGGAATATAATTATGTCAGATTTACCTAAAAAGAAAAAGAAAAATTACTTAAACAACTCAGATATGCTTGCCGAAATAGATCGTTGCCATGATCAGAATAAGCTCACAGATGAAATGGCTAAAATGTTTATGTGTTTAGTTAAACGTTATGCATCTATCCCTAGATTTTCTGGATATTCATACAATGAAGATATGCAATCTCTTGCACTGCTTACACTCGTAGAAATGTGGAGGAAGTTTGATAGAACACGATTCTTTAACCCGTTTGCATATTATACACAAATTGTACATAATGCTTTTCATCAATTTGACAATAAAGAACGTAAACAACGTGATATCAGAGATGCCGTTCTTGTAGATTTTGGAAGAAATCCTAGTTTCAATTATGAAGAACGTTATACAAACTCTACAGATGATTCCGCTGATCTTGGAGACAAGGATTATATGGAATATAACGATTTTGATGTTAATATTGAAGATAAAGAAGTCATTACAATAATGAATGAAATAACTTCTATAACAGAAGAAGCTATAACAGCTAAAGAAACAGAAGAAGCAAACAATGAAGATTAATCGAATCGCACTTTTGACGGACATACATTTCGGGAAACATACAAACAGTGAACAACATAACCAAGATTGCCTTAGATACATAAATTGGTTTAGTGAACAAGTAAAAAATAACGATATTGACGCTATAGCTTTCTTGGGTGACTGGCACGAACATCGTTCCGCTATCAATGGTCTTACATTAGATTATTCAATGAAAGGCGCTAAACTTCTTAACGACCTAAATCTTCCTATCTACTTTATTGTAGGAAACCATGATTTATATTATCGAAATACGAGAGACATATTTACAACGGTGATTTTTGAACAATTAGAGAATTTTGTTATTATAAACAAACCTTTAGAAATTCCCGAAAATAGTTTAGTATTCACTCCGTTTTTATTCCCTGAAGAATACGACGATTTCTTTACAAAATATTCTCACTGCGAAACTATCATGGGACATTTTGAATTTAAAGGGTTCGTATTAACCGGCGAAACTGTAAAATGTGAACACGGTGCTGATCCCAACAGTTATTCTAAACCTAAGAAAATATATTCAGGTCATTTCCACAAACGACAAACATCTAAAAACGTTCATTACATTGGAAATACATTCCCTATGGATTTTGGCGATGCTAATGACTTTGATAGAGGAATGGCTGTACACGATTTTTCTACGGGTGAAGTAGAATATATCAATTGGCCTGATTGTCCGAAATACATCAGAGCATCTTTATCAGAAGTTCTCAAGTCTCCTAAAAAGATTCTTAAATCTAATGCTAGAGTGAAAGTCTATGTAGACGACGACATTACACTTTCAGAAACTAATGAACTTCGCCAAACTCTATCGGACACATATAATCTTAGAGAAATTGTTTTAGAAGAAAAAAATGAAACTGTCATAGAAATGACAGACATAGAGAAAGAGATTGAAGATTTAGAACTAGAAGGGATAAATCAAATTATTCCAGAGTTGCTAAAACGTATCAAAAACGATAAAATAGATAATGAAAAACTTGTGGAGATATACAGAAAGCTATGAAATTTTTAGAACTTACAATGAGAAATTTCCGATCTTACGGAAACAATGTAACCACCGTTAAATTAGATTTTGATAAACCTACGTTGATAGTAGGAAAGAATTATGATTCTATTGTAGACGGTCAGGTAGATAGTAACGGAGCAGGCAAGACTACAATCTTGGATGCTATTTCCGTTTGTTGTTATGATAAAACCATTTCAGGAATTGTCAAGGGAGACATGATTAACTATATCAATGGAAAGAACATGGAAATCTCTCTCACATTTGAAAAAAATGGAACATTTTATAAAATTGTCAGGTTCCGAGCTAATAAAGCATTGGGAGGCGATGGTGTAAAATTGTATGTAAACAACACGCAAGAGTTTACAGAAGACAATGATAAGACTAAAGATAGCATTGTTAATACTAATAAAGAAATAGAAAGTATTATCGGAATTCCTTTTGAAATATTTTCTAGAATTGTTATATTTTCCGCATCATACGAACCTTTCTTGAATCTTCCGTTTTCTCACGCTTCTAAAGAGAATCAGAAAGACGTATTTGAAGAACTATTCGGTCTTACGGAATTATCCAGAAAAGCGGAGTCTCTGAAAGAAATTATTTCATCTTCTAAAAAGAAAATGGAAGATATAAAGAAGAAAAATGAAATGCTCTCTCAAGAGCGTGAACGCCATGTTTACCATATGGAACAGACAAAATTAAAATCTGTAAATTGGGAAGATACCAAGAATAATTTAATCAAGGAACTGACGGAACAGTTGAAGCCTTTGATTAAAATTGACCTAGACGATCTAAAAGACAATCTATCCAATCTGGATACACTAACTAAAAAAATTGATAAACAAAACAATAATATTTCCACAGTGCAGAATGAAATTAATAAAATTGTTGAAAATAATAAAAAACATGAGAATTGGAATAAGAATAAGACAAATAGTGTTGAACGACTAAAATCGGAGATTTCCGAATTAAAAGAAATTGATGTAGAGTTCTATGAAGAGAAACAAATCGAATTAGAATCAAATAAAACGATTCTGAACAAGTTGAATGATGAAAAGAAAACTGTATATCAATCTAAACTGCGAACAGAAGCTCTTATACAAACATTAAAAGATGAACTACACGAAGTACAATCTGGCAACTGTCCATACTGCAAACAAGAATTTCATGGCAATAAAGAAAAAATTCACGAATGTGAAGAAGCTTTGGAACAATTTGAAAAAGATCATAAAGAAATAGAATCAAGGTATAAAGAATTAGAATTAGAAATATCTAATATAAAACAAACTATTTCAGAGATTCCGAATATTCCGAACAATCTAAGTCAGATTAAAAATAATATTACAAAGAAAACTACAGAATTGGAATTGGTGGAGAAATCTGAAAATCCATTTACAATTGAAGACGTGTTTGTATACGATGCGTCTCTAATGGACCTTAAATTGAATTTAGAAACTTTAATAGCTGACAAAAATAAGTTATCAAATAAAATCAATACGGATTTTGGATACATCAACAATCTCGGATACAGTTTGACTTCACAATCGGTACTTAAGATCGAAAGTGATATTGATAAAAAGGCGGATAAACTGGAAGATACACAAAAATCTACAAATCCGTATGTCGAATTGATTAATGAACTAGAAGACACTCTTAGCAATATTGAGAGAAGAATTTCCTTAGATGAATTAGATGAATTGGACAGTGAGCTAGAGCATCAAAATTTTCTTCTGAAATTATTAACTAAGAAAGATTCTTTTATTCGTAAAGCATTATTAAACAAAAATATTCCATTTCTAAATTCGCGGATGGCACATTATTTGTCAAAGATCGGATTAAACCATAAAGTAATTTTTGATGAAGAAATGGTTGTACAGATTAGTCAATTTGGAACACCATACGAGTATAAAGCGTTGTCATCTGGTCAGCGTGCCAGAATCAACTTAGCTTTAGTATTCTCATTCCGAGACGTATTACAATCCAGATTCGATAAGATTAATTTTTATATTCTGGACGAATGTTTGGATGTAGGATTAGGAAATGTTGGCGTACAATTAGCCACAAAAATGATTAAAGCTGTTGCTATTGAAAATAATATTTCTATGTTCGTAATATCCCATAGAGACGAGATATCTAATATGTTCGATAATAAACTAGAAATAGAACTACGTAATGGATTTAGCGAGATTAAAGTTTAATCTCGCTTTACGTTTTCCAGTTCATCGTTTTTTAGCCATGGGAATATATCAACAAATAATTCTCTACGAGTTAGAGCAAACCACCACAATCTAATCGAATTGATGACATTGGAAGCATCAACGGGAGGTTTTGCAGATTTTATCCAATGGTAAACAGTAAACAATCCAAGCAGTGAAAATGGAAGTAATATTGTAGCAATAAAAGATATCATATTCGTTTTTCCTTATCGATTATTTATTCTGAAATTAAATTTCACACCCTACTAATCCACTACAAGCTATAGCTCCCATAGTATCAATATCCACGTCTCTCTTTTCATCTAACAACATCTGCCAATCAAAATTAGTATTAGGCAATACTTCTTGAATTTTATTCCATTTTGTATTATAATAAACATCTTTTATACAATTGATAGTTTTATCAATATTGTTGAACCATTTATTATCAAATTGTTCTATGGCATTCATCAACATTCTGCGCTCCGTATCTAAAGCACTATCGCTAGATATGCTTATTCCCATTCCTTTAGCCGTAGAAAGAGCTAACCATAAATTATTATCAAACAATTCTTTAGATTTAAGAATTATTTCATTCGTGTGATGAATTGCTTCACCATAACTATCTAATAATTGTTCATCATTTAGAACAGATGCATTGGGAGCTTGAGCGTAATCCTTGTCTCCGCTTACTGCAATAAACGAAATTCCGGCAAACCATTGCATATTTTCATATACATAATCAATTACTTCTTCCCAATTATCTACAGTCACGGTATTGGAAACGTTATGACGTATTTTTTCGTTTCTACACAATTCTAGATTCGTTCCGTATTCTACCCAATGTTGTTGAGCTTTTTTAACATATTCCAACTGTCCGATTCCAATCAAATCATTTTTAAATATAGAATGTTCATTTGCTACAAAAGGAAACGCCACACAATAATCAGTTTTCAAAGATGACCATACGCTGTCTTCCACCATTTCAGGAACTAACCGTTTAATTATTTTTGCAATATTAGATTCTTTATTCATCTGGATATGTCTAAAATAGGTTGGGGAATGTTCTCCGTGAATACCATTAGCAGTTCTCAATAATACTGAAGCATTGCCAGAAGGTTTAACACATGTCGTTCTTGCTGCTTGATTTATCCCAATCATATCCGAAACTATTTTATTCCAGTAATTCACAATTTCGGCACCTTTTTTCATTACGGACTCATCAAACAAAATATGAGGATTATTCATCCATCCTGTAATTGATACTCCTAACAGTGCTTCACGTTCTACAATTTCTCTCGTAGCATCGGATACATATTTAAAATTAGTATACCCTGCTTGAAGTGTGCCCATAATAGACGCAGCTTTACATGCTCTATAAAAAATTTCTTCAGAATCACACATGCTCCCATTGATCTCACACAAATTGCAAGCTTGAAAACCACTTCTCCCATCTTCAGTTTTAGGAAGCATTCCAATTTCAACACATGGGTTATATGTGAATTCTTTATCGTCAGTTAAAATAAATCCGGGTTCGCCAAATTGCTTGACGTACTGAATAATATTTTTTAAATCATCCAAGCTAGTTTCATCACGCTTCAATACAATTGAATTATTGGATCTAGCCCGTTGTGGGTTGTCTATAAACCAATTTCCTGTTTTACTTTCCAGCATTTCTTGATCATCTAGTGAAAATAAGGCAATAGTAGCTGCACGTCTTACGCCTCCACTAATCACAGCATCAGCAATATGCATCGCCAAATCATAAGCATTAATAGAACTTATAGTACCATCACCATTTGAAATATTATTCAACATTTGTTCACATTTGATAATACATTTCTTTAGTGGTTCATGGCCGGGAGCTTTAAATCCTCCACTAATCAATGATCCTTTTGGACGAATATTGGAATAATCAAAAACAGGCGTTTTACCGCTGTAATTTGGAAATTTTCCTTCTATTACGAAAGAACTAAAGAGAATATCAATAGCTTCTGCCCATCCTTCGATTGAATCTGGTATTGTGTATACAAAAGTTTCTTCAGAGCGTTGAATCAACTTAGGAAGTTTTTCTATATGTTGCTTTTGTACAGAAAATCCTACGCCAGAACCACATAATAACAAATACATATATTCGCCAAAAAATTCTATTCTGTCTAAATGGCCTGACGTACAATTATACATTCTAAATTCGTGTTTTAATAACTGTTCACCACCGAATTGTAATGCTCGTTGTGCTCCTAATATTAGTTTATTAGAATATTCCTTACGTGCGAATTCCATCAATTCGATTAATTCATCTGTCAACTTGTTTTTATATTTTTCTTTATGCATATTCATTACACGAGTTACGCTCTCATCCCATGTTTCGTATCTGTTTTTTGTATCATCGTATCTGGAATATGATTCATAGTATTTGACATCGGAGGCTAATTGTTTTGTATCGTGTAAGAGCATTGTTTGTTGATCCTTGATTATTTTAATTGAGTGATTATTTAGTGGGATTTGGGGCCATAATTGTAAGAGATTGAATTTCTTATTTTTTATAAAGTCTTAATCGATTCAGTCCACCACGAAGGCAAAAGATGCCTGCTATTAGACAATAATTGTTTAAAACTGCTGTCCAAAATATACGTATTTCCGTAATCTGTTTCTGACCGTACAATACGTCCACCACCTTGAATTAATGATATTAAAGCCTGTCGTTTATACCAATCACTAGACAATGTTTGTCTTTTTTTAACCCAAGCATCCCCAAGAAATGGATAAGGCACTTTAGCAAAAATAGCAAAACGTCCTTTATCATCTTTTAAATCTAATCCTTCTGTTATTGAAGGACTGATTAATATTTTTTGGATTCCGTCATCTTTCTGAAAGTCATCCAATACAGTGTCTCTTTTGAACCCTGATCCGGGATTATGATGCATAACCATATGTGGAATATGACCATCCAATCGCTCTGTAAGCCATTTTGCTATCTGGAAGCTACCTGCGTGAATAATTCCGTTTTCATCGCCGTGTAGTTCGTTACAGAGCGAAATAATACGTTCCACCATCTTATCCGTCTCTTTCTTCATTTCAGGTTTATCCCACCCATATGTCATTTTGGTTGTAGGAATATAAAAAATTGGACGATTTTCTTCTTCGAACTCAGAATTTAATGAAATAAATGCTGCCTCATCTGGATTCAGCCCTAGATCGGCACAGAAGGCATTTTTATCTAAAATTGTTGAGGACATAAACAGGAACCTATCCGCCATAGGTTCTACAAAACGTTTGAAATTTCTACGACCATACAGTTCTTTAAATTTCATTACAGTCTTGCCTTCATTTACCAGAACATAATCTTCATAAATTTGTTCAAATGGGACTAAAATTAATTGATCATGGATCATGTCATTGTGATTAACCAATTCTTTATGCAATGAAATGATTGATAATTCATCTTTGGTAGGTGAACGATAATCATCGGAACATGAATCTAATATTTCCTGTACTTGTGGGGACAGTTTTGAAATTTTTCCTCGTAGTGCCGGAATATATTTTTCTTTAATCCATTCAATGGAATCTTTCATTATCGTAAATTGCCTAAACGCCACTGTACCAATTTGCTTACATCTAAATTCCGATATAGAAATAGCATTAAATTCTGTTAAATGGTTTTCAATTGTATGAGCTTCATCGAATACAATTAAATCACGTTTTGTAATTATTTTTTCATCCATGTTATATTTGAACAACAAAAATGCCAATGTATAATTTAAAACTACATTTGGCATGTATCGAATTTTGGAATATGCTTGTTTATGGGGACAAGATTCGCAACGAGGTTTAATCTCTGATCCTAACTCACAATTAGTATTTTTAGATTCACATTTGTAATTAGATTTTCCGTATAAGGAATGGATTAATTTTTCATGGAATGAATCCTCGTATTGCTTTTGAAGCACTTTCTGTGGGGTTAAAATATAAGAATTGCCCAATGATTGGGAAAACCAACCAGACAAGTTTAGAGCAAGGGGCGACTTACCTCCACCTACGGGTACTTCACAGAGAATATATTTAATATGTGAAGGGAGATTTTTAATCCACTCAAGTACTTCTATTTGAGATTTACGTGGGTTAGAACCCATGGGCCAAAACGAATCAATATTCGTCATGTCTAACTCATTCATGTGAGTCGTGTTAAATATATTTTTCATTAGTTATTTTAGATTGGTTGGTTGGAACCAATATTGTAACACAGAATGTCAACCTATGCAACCGAATTATACTTCAAAAACGCATAATAGTAAATATTATTAAATAATATTTACT